AACATAGCATCGACTGGATAGAGAGGGAAGGAGGATACATGTTACATTTGTTTGATAGTGAATATGCCATGCATGATGCTTTCCTTAGTCACTTGGATGCATGTGACCCTGATATATTGATAGCTCACGCTATAGCATGGGCCGATTTGCCTCATCTTATCAGAAGATTGACTGAGCCAGATAGACTTAGCCCACTTGGTAGTGTGACTAGACCACATGTGAAATATGGATACAAAGAAACATCACAACCCATACTTGGTAGATTGATATTTGATAGTGCAGCTAAGGGTAATACAGGGAGTGGTTTTGAATCTCTATGGATAAAATCTGGGAGAGGCAATTTACCAAATAGAAAACTCGATACCATAGCCAAAGAGCTTGGTTTTGAAGGGAAGCTAGCAGAGGACGATGAAGGGAACAAATTAGATGTCAGAACTTGGTGGTACACTCATTTCGACTTATTCGTAGATTATTGTCTACGTGATACCACTCTTCTTAGGGAATGCTCAGAGAAACTCAATACTGTTCCTTTCTTTGTAGCCATGCAGGAATTTTGCGGTGTCCAATGGAAAAGCACTCACAATGTTTCAAACTACGCTAGGGGCCTGTTTGGTAGGTACACCGACCTGAAAGCTCCCTCTTCGTTCAGATACAATAGAGAGAAACTTAGAGCGGCTAATGTTTTGAACACGAAGCCGGGTAGACATGAAAACGTCGCTCTGGTTGATTTCGCTTCCCTGTATCCTAGAATCATAGTAGACGGGAACCTATGCCCTACTACTAAGAGAAGGGGGCCCGGAGAGGGCATCAGAAAGTTTCCTGATGGGTCCTATTGGGACACCAAAGAAAAGGGTGTATTGCCCACGATAGTAGATGATATGCTATCCTTGAGAAAGAAATACAAGAAAATGATGAAAGAGGCTACAGACAAGGATGAAGCCTTCAGATATGAGATGATGCAACTGGCAGTGAAGGTATGTACCAATGCGCTCTATGGCTACCTATCGCAATCCAAGGTGGGTGGTATGTGGACGGACCCAGATGTTGGAGCCGCAATCACTGCTATGGGTAGGGCATCAATCGATTTGTTGATGGCAGAAAGCGAAAGACAGGGATATATCGTTTTAGCTGGCCATACAGATTCTTGTTACATTCAAGCCCCCTTCAATGAGGTAGACTCATTAGTTGAGCTACTAAATAGCACTATCAGAAACGAGTTAGACCTACCTAACATGGACGTTGAGTTTGAAGCTTTCTTTGATTATTGGTTCACAACCGATGCAAAGAATAGAAACTTCGGCATAATCACTTGGCCTCCTAGCAAGAAAGGCTCACTGAAAGTCACAGGCTTTGAACACAAAGCAGCAAACGCCTCACCAGTGACAAAGGAAATCCAAGGAATGATATTCACTAAAATCTCAGAGGGAGCAGAAGAAGATGAGATTAATGAGATGATAAGACCCATCTCACTGTCCCTGTTGAAAGGCGAATATGAAGCAGATGAGTTGGCTCCATACGGCAGATTAGGCAAAGAGAAGTACGACAGAGTGCCACCTAACGCAGCTAAGGGGGCACTATACTACAACGAACACCTAGCATCCACTGACCCTATAAGAGTCAATGATAGTGCACAGTGGCTATACGTGAATGAAGTGCCAGATAAAATGCCATATACAAATATAGTATCATTCAGAAGCTCTGATGAGATACAGGGGTTCGGGTTAGACTACCCTATGATGGTTGAGAAGTTTATTAGAAATAAGATAAAACCGATTTACGAAGTAATGGAGTGGGATTTGGACTATCCCTGTGGCTCAAAAGTCCCAAAGAAATATTGGTGATACGAATGACCACGCTCTACAAATACAATCCTAATGAGAACACCTTCACAGAATCCTCCGATTTTGATGATGATGCGTTATTGAAATCATATGACGAGAGTAGTTACAAATGGCCTCTAGAGGGCAACAAGCTACGAATGACTAAGTCTACCATAAGTGCCTACGAGTGGTGTCCATACCAATACTTCCTGACTTATATCATGGGGCAGAGGGGTGAGGAAACAGAAGCCATGGTGAGAGGAACTAACGTACACAACGTCGTTGAATATTTCTGGCACAAGGTGGATGGTGTAATTGATGATATAAAGAAACTCCTTGACGATGAGAAGCCATCACTAGCAAAGAAAACTCTCAAAGATTTATTTCCGTACCCGGAACAAGGCTATCATCACAATGAAGAAGTAGTGATAGAGAAATGGTTTGAATGGCAATGGGCCAGACTCTTAGTATGTCACGAAAATGACATGACTGAATCTTGGAAGCCTGTTGGAAATGAAGTTGAAGTTCATGCTCAGACAGAAGTAGAACATGAGGGTGTTATGTACCCTGTGCATCTAAAAGGATATGTGGATAGAATTTTCTCCGATGGTGATGATGGTTATGTCCTAATGGAATTGAAGACAGGTAAGTGGAAAGAAGCCCCTTACAAATACAGCTCGATGAGACTAGAAATGGAATTCTACAAGAACATGATAATCCTTGCAGAAAGGGATGAGTTCCTACCAGTGACTCATTGGGCTTGGGAGTATCCTTACGGCCAAGTCAATGGTGGCGATGGTGCGGAATGGATAATAGAAGAAACAAAAACAAAATCAAAGTACGCTCATAGGTCCTTAGAAAAAAAGATGAAGAAGCTACTCAAAGCTCATATCGAACAAGACTTCCCGCCGGTACACAAGGACACCTGTAGTAAATGGTGTAGATGTCAGAGCGTACAGTGTGCTTGGTGTGACTTTGTTCACATATGTCCAGCATGGAAGTCAGATAAATTCCTCATTGAAGAGGGGGCAAAAAAATGAATGATGAAAAGAATTACAAAAAAATGTTAAAGGAAACTGAAAACTGGATAAACAAAAGAGTGATGTCTGACAACATCATGTTGAGAGGAGAACTACCAAGGGTGAATGTATATCTCTCCATGATGGGTGTCAAAGGGGATATGCTAAGAGTGGTAAATGGATATCAACAGACTTTAGATGGTGGGGGTTTTGCTGCTTTTGATGTAGCTGTAAACCCTGTAGCCTTCGTCAAGCATGGCGTGGCTGCTCCAGAGATTATCGGTAATGAAGCTATAGAGAAATACAAGAAGCTCACTAAGTAGGTGTTTTCATTGCCGTTTGTTTATCTGGATTATCCCAGAGAAGTTCTTGAGATAGGTTCCAATGTCCAAAAAGGATACAGAAGAATCGTGAATAACTCAGATGAGCTAAAAAAATACTGGAATGGAAAAAACGGCATAAGCAACATTTACTTCACTGCATATGGTTACAGGGGCACTACCCCACCAAGACATCACAGAGTGGATTACAACACACCAGTCATCAGACATTTTGTTATGGATTTTGACTGCAAGGACTTCACTAAAAGACAAGTTGATGTTGAATTCTCTTTTATGCACGAGCAAGTCAAAAGACTACACAAGCATTTTCTTGTAAACGACATCACTCATTACATTTGGTTCAGTGGCGGAGGTTTTCATGTTTGGGTTCCAATAGAACAAACCTTGACTCCCAACAATGGTTTTGAGGTTTCTAGAATAAAAGACGGCGGTAAGAGGTTGATAATGAAATGGCACAAGCTACTGGATATCTCATGTAATGACCCTACGGTTGCTTTCGACACGGCAGGTATGATTAGAATACCTAACTCCTATAACATGAGAAGAGGTTGCTGGAGCATACCATTGGAAACTGAAGAGCTTATGACCCTAGACCAATATGAATTATTAGACCTAGCTCAAGAGCCAAGAGAAGGCTACATAGCACATGGCAAAACCCCCATAAAATTAGAATTACCAAAGAGGAAGAAGGCAAGTTTAGCCAAGAAAAGAAAAATAGTTGATTTACCAGATGTGTCTTTTGATAAGCTATTGATACTTCCTTGTCTAGTGCAAGCTGCACTTGGAGAAGGGAACCCAACCCACAAAGCTAGATTTCATCTAGCAAATTATCTAGCAGCACGTTTGAGATTCTTTTTCTCACCTGAATCTGTCAACGATGAGGATAAGCAAGAGCATGTAGAAAAGATAGTCAGTCTATGCTCACAGCAGGGTTGGGTTGATTTCGATGAAGGAATCACAACTACACAAGTAAAAAGCGTAGTAAATGGCGGATATTCAATGAGTACATGCAAGACACTGATAAATGAGGGCATGTGTACAGGCATCTGCCGCTATTATGATGGGACGGCAGAGGATATACTATGAATGGGAATAAGTATGGAAAAACAATAAAAGAAGAAAAATGCACTGTATGTGGAATAGAAATGACAGCAAAGAACACCGTTGGGAGATTGTTTAAAGTTAGCAGTAAAAAGAAATGTGGTAAGTGTTACTTAGAGTGGAAGAGGATGGAGAGAAGAAGAAATGGCAAAGCCTGATTTAATCATAGATAGTAACGAAAGAGGTTCCCTTTGTGACTCTGTCATAAGAAAGGCCAACAAAGAGGGTTTAACGGTAGTCAGGAAAGCATTGATGGTTGGGGACTACTTACTAGGAGAAGCCTGTATAGAGGCAAAAAGCATCAACGACTTGTTCTTGTCTAGTCATAGTGGTCACCTTTGGAGACAATTAGAAAACATGGATGCCAATTATCCCAGATTCTTTCTAGTGGTTCATGGTTCAATATCAAAATATGTTGCTATGGCGAAGAACTCAGGAAGACAAACTACTTACTCCAGAGTACAAAATGAGCTTATGGGTACTATAGCTCGTATCATGGCTGATTTTGAGTGTCAGGTCTTCTTCACCGAGAATCACTCGGAAGCGGCCATGTTCATAGTAAAATTACATAACAAGCTACACAAACCAGCCTCAAGTCATGGTGCGAGGGCCATTAGGAGAGTAAGCACAAATGATGTGAGATTGGATGTTCTGCTATCAATCCCCGGTATAGGTAGGGAGATAGGGGAGAGAATGCTAGAGGAATGTGGCTCAATAGAAGAAATGCTATTCCCTGAATCACTGAGAATGGTCAAGGGGCTAGGAGAGGTAATGAGAACTAGAGTTGTGAACGTGTTTACTAGCGAAGAGCCTGTCTTCGTACAACGTAAGATAAAGAGATGAAAAATACCCAATAACCGCTTTTAAATTAGACTCGATAAATCCATGTTTCCAATGTATTCTCATACACAAGATACATAAGCTGACCTATACAGGGGTCAAATTATGAGAAATGCGAAAGATTACCAAGCGGCAAAAAGGTTTCCAATATTCAAGGGTTACATTGACCACTTCAATGAAACTTCAATTGATAATGACATACCGGGTATGCTTTCATTTTTCTTTATTCAAGGGCAAATAGCCGTGCCGTACGTTAGAATACCTTGGGGACCTGCACACCTTGACCCAAGAAATCATGTCTTTTGGATTCAGTCGAGTAGGACTGGTAAATCGATTGCTTGGGAATTTATTGGAGATATTCTCAGAGACGTAGGGGTTCCATCCGATTTGTACACCACCGGAACTGATGCGGGGCTCATCGGTGGTTTTGAGATGGAGGAGGATGAGGATGGCAATAAGCAAGCTATTCTGAAAGAAGGTATGCTTACCGGAAGAAAAGCGCTCAACTTCGATGAGGGTTCAATCATATTAAATCCAAACAAGCACAGTCAGGAAACCGTATTGTATCTACAATCCGCCTGTAACCCAGTGGGTAGTAACAACAACAAACTGGTGAAGCACACCAAACTAGGTAGAATAGAAACTGAATCTCTAGTGTCATTGTGGATTACTACTTATCCTCCTAGTGGTGTAAAGGAGTACGTTCTAACTAGAGGTATATTCCAAAGAGTGTTGTTGTACTGGAGTCACTGGAACACAGACAGGAGAAAGGCAGTGAGTATGATAAGAGCTGAGAGTGCTTTCAAGAGAACACCACCAATGGATATCTCATATGAAGACATTACAGATTACTTTATCTCCCTTGAGAAAAGATTGAGAAATAGAGTCTTATCGGTTACAGAAACTCCATTCGTAGAGTGGGATGGAATGACTAGGGAAGAGCAAGAATCCTTGATACAGTCAGCTATGACTGAGGTTTTCAAAGCCGACGACAATACTTTCTATCCGGCGCTCAGAGACGCGATTGACGATTACTACAGTCTTTTATCAGGGTTAAACCCCACTATTATGGAGGTGGTTGCATCCTTCGTACCGGCTATGGAGAACAACACCATAATTTTCGCCACACACATGGCTATGCTGGATGAATCTTGGACTGTGAAGGGAGAGCATGTGGACATGGCTAAAGATATACTATATGACATATTCAAGAATCTTATACTTTGGTTGGAGGACGAGGTCAACATAGGACCAAAAACTCAAGAGAAGGCTGCACAAAGAGGAAAGTGGGCGACAGCTTACCATCAAATTGAGGGTATTGAACTTGGAAACAGGGGAGACGGTTGGAAAGCAAAAACCAAAGTTCTCAAAATTTATGAAACTCAAAATGATTGTTCTAGGGGTAGTGCCTACAATAACTTTGAAAGATGGGGCGAACCCATGTTTGATAACGCAAAGGACGGCAGAGTGGCGTTTATCAGATTGAAGGAGAACTTGGAATGAGTGACATATTAGCATTAGACATAGAAACTAGTAATTATTCATGGGAGATAGGTGGTTGGAACAATCTATCTCTTTTTGAACCAACCGTAGTGGCTACTTGGGATGGAAAAAATGGAAATATATTCAGTAAAGAAGACACTGTATCAGTAGAAAATATGGAAGTACACGATTTACACCCACAGATTCTTGGTGATTTTTTACAAGAGCACATAGAGAAGGGAGGGAAAATTTTGGGACATAATATTGTTAGCTTCGATTTACCTGTAATAAGAGATGCTCTTGATTGCTGGGCAGCCGGGGACGTTTTGGGTAAAAGCGAACAAATAATTGATACAAAAATTCTTTTTAGAAAGGCATCTTTTTCATATGGAAAATTACTTTCTTCATTATCTGAACTAGCAAAACATAATCTAGGGCAAGAAAAAATGATGGAAAGCACTGAAGCTCCCATAGCTTGGAGAGAAGGAAGATATAACGAAGTGGCAGAATACTGTCTAAAAGATGCACAACTCACCTATGATTTGTATATGATGGGGCGTGAAAATTGCATGCTTAAGTCTAGATGTAGAGAAACTGGTGACATAAAAGAAGTAGAATTGGAGTGGTAAAAATGGATATTACGGAAGAAATAAAATTAAAAAAAGGATTGCACGAACTTTTGGTCTTAATCACCCAAGGTTCAGCGTTAAGTGACATACAAAGAAACGCATCGAGAATTGCTGTTGAGGTTGGATGGCCATTCTACCCGTGGGAGAAAAATGGAGATGAGGAAGAATGAGCGAAGAAAGAGTAGACCCACTACACAGTAACATTAGAGCAGCAAGAGCAATAGTGAACACGGTGAGAACCACACTTGGCCCAAGAGGTCGGGATAAGATGATGGTAGATGCAACGGGCGATGCCATCATAACAAACGATGGAGCAACTATACTAAGAGAAATAGAAGCGGCTCATCCGGCAGCTAAAATGATTATTGACATCAGTAAGACCCAAGAAAGTCTTTGTTACGACGGTACCACTAGCACAGTTGTTCTAGCGGGACAGATGTTAGCTGACTCTGAAAATCTCTTCAGCAAAGGAGTGCACCCATCATTAGTTTGCGACGGCTACAACAAAGCAGCAAGAATGGCTGTTGAATATTTAGATGATGTTCTCTCAGAAGATGCTGAAAATGGCGATTTAGAAAAAATAGCAGAGACTGCTATTTCTGGTAAAACTCTGTCTGCTGCAAAGGATATAGTTTCACAGCTTTGTGTTGAAGCAGTGAGAATAGCAGGTGATGCTGATAGTGTCAAAGTTCTGACTTTTCCCGGTGGCGCTTTAACAGACTCGCATCTTTTCAAAGGAGTGGTAGTAAACAAGGACTACTCAATAGAGATAGATGTTCCAAAGGAATGCGAGGTCATACTCTTAATGAGTGGATTGGAATCATCAAAAAGCGATGATAGAATACAATTACAAGTAACCAACATGAAGCAGTATGAAAGTCTACAGTCTAGAGATAGAAAAGAACATCTTTTGTTAGCTAAGGAGATAGTTTCAAAATTGCCTGATGGTGGAGTTATATTCACTAGAGATAACGTAGATGATGCGATACTAGCCTACTTGCACAAAAACAACATAGGTGTGGTAAAGAGAAATCAAGAAAGCATAATGAGAGCTTTGTCATCGGCTCTAGGCATTCCAATAGCACATTCAGTGGATGATTTGGAGAGCACAGCAAAGTGCAAGATAGTTAGAAGCAAACACAATGATATTCACTATCTATTCGTACAAGGGGAAATTGAGTCAAAGCAATCTACATTGATTGTTAGAGGAGCCACACATACTACATTAGACGAAGTAGAGAGAGGCTTTGACGATGCTCTGGGTGTTGTTTCATTAGTCATGAACGGTGGCAAAGTGGTTTCAGGAGGAGGCTCCACATATGCAGCAATAGCCAGTCATTTGAGAACACAAGCACCAAAAGTAGAGGGCATGGAGCAAATGGCAATAAATTCATTCGCAGATACTTTGGAAATAATTCCTGCCACCATAGGCGAAGTAGCAGGACACACGCCTTTGAATTGTGTATTTGCATTGAGACACGCCATATCTGAGGGTAAACTAACCATGGGTCCTAATGTAGAAAAAATCAATGAGATAATTGATATGAAAGATTTAGGAGTAGTAGAGCCCGCTCAATTAGTCAGACAATCAATATTAAGCGCTACAGAGGTAACAACTGCTATATTGAAAATAGACGACATAGTAGTAAAAAGAGGTAGTGGAGATGGGCAGACTCACGGATAAATTGAATGTGTCTTGTAGAAACTGCAATCACAAACACATACCTCGTAGACTAACTGCTAGGTATCATGATGGATTTAGAAAAAGAGTACATCTTTGGGAATGTAGGGAATGTAAACATATTTGGAAGGACACTGCTTTTTTGAAGAGATGATATTTTATGAATGTTCTAAGTGTTTTCGATGGAATGTCTTGTGGACAAATTGCTCTAGAGAGAGCAGGTATCAATGTCAAAAATTATTTTGCATCTGAGATTGATAAGTACACTATTCAAATCGCTAAGAAGAACTATCCTAACACAATACATATTGGTGACGTTACTAACCTCAAGGGTTCAGACATACCTGTTGAGATAGACCTACTAATGGGAGGCTCTCCCTGTCAAGGATTTAGTTTTGCTCAAGGTGGTAAGGAACTTAATTTTGACGACCCTAGAAGTAGATTATTTTTTGAGTTTGTTAGATTATTGAAAGAATGCAAACCAAAGTATTTCTTACTGGAAAACGTAAGAATGAATCAAAAATCGCAGGATGTGATAACGCGATTTCTAGACGTTGAGCCTGTAAAAATCAATAGCGATGTATTTGTGGGGCAGAATAGGGAGCGTTTGTATTGGACTAATTTAGAAATAAAACCCCTTCCTAAAAGACCAGAATGGGACAGTCAATACTACCAATGGAGAAGGACTTATTTTAGAGAAAACAAATCAGGTGTTTGTCCATGCCTAACTGCTAATATGGGCACAGGAGGACATAACGTGCCTTTGAAATCAAAAAACCTAGCAGATAAATTAACGCCGGTTGAGTGTGAAAAATTACAAACTATACCAGAAAACTATACTGAAGGTGTATCCAATACACAGAGATACAAGATGATAGGAAATGGATGGACTGTCGATGTTATTGCACATATTCTTAGTGAGTTATCATCAGATAAAAAATAATATAGTATTGTCATACTTATTATTACTAGTGGTCTTAGTTGCATTTGGTCACTAAAGTACACAACAGGGGGTTTCTGCGATAAAAAACGGGATGTTTCTTTCGTTCCATTCATACTAGTAGTAAGTGTATTTGTTAATTCGTTTATTTTGCACTACCCGTTTTTCCTCTCCTGTTACAATCAAACATGCAAAAAGAAAATATAGTATTGGTTTACTTATTACACCATGAGTTTGTTTCGATGGTTTGCGCGTAAGTTAATGAGCATAATGGGTAATGTGTATGTATGGTTGGACAAACGAGTAGAATATACCAAAGAAGAAGTCAGTAGTGTCCTCGGTTTGCCGATTGATGATGACTTACAAATCAGCTCAAGATACGAATTATGCAGACGTGTAGAAGATACCTTTGGAATACCAAAAGAGTCTTTTTGGAGTCTACATAGCACTCAAAAAATAAGATTCGCGGTGCAACAAGCTAGAAATCTGAAAGCAGATAAGGGAGTTGTTGTTAGTGAGTAACTACACTGTTGAAATAAATTTTACAATTTACTACAACCAAGGAGAGGAATACTATGTGTAGTCATCCAGAGTGCAAAAGCTGGACCAACCCTTTCACCAACCTATGCTTTTACCACACACTATGGGGTGACGAGGAATGAGCATGTACGATTACATCAGGTCATTGTTGGTATTTGACGTAGACGATTTGTTGGAGGAGATAGAATAGACTCCGATGATGGCATTACCCTAGAGGGATACAACAGGTTCTGGAACTGGCTCTGCAAGAGAATCTTTCTAGTCTAGCAGTCCACAGCATCAGTGAAGCCCTCTTGGGTCTTCAGATGCAGGTAGCACTGCTTCAGTAAGTTGTACTGGGTCTTAGCGTTGGCAGTGTCCAATTCAAATTCGTCATTGAAACCGCTGATTGCCGATGCGTCTTGCTCGTAGGCATCGTCACTGGCATACACCTTACCACGATATTTGACGTTGAATGACTTTACTTTATCACCATCCCCAGTGATATCTACCCTCTTATCCACACGGGCATCAACTATGACGCAATATGCGTAATCGCATGTTATCCCGAACTCTGTCTCATACTCTACCTTCAATGCCATATCTTTTCCTCCATATTTTCTTTATTAAACATTTATCACTTACAATACGAATGTGTACTCTATATTTACACTAGCAGATGCACTACCACCAGCATTAGTGGCCGTACAAGAAACATTGATGTGAAATACATCATTAACCGCTGGGAAGGTAAGGCTTTTACCGCCACCAAATGTCAATACTGCCTTTTCACCTACTCCATCACCACTAGAGATATTAAGAGAGTTTTGATTAGTGCTTGCCGTCCCGGTTATAGATGCGGCGACACCCGTGCCCGTTAGACTATTGTTCTCACCTACAATAACGTCCCATGCGAAAGTACAGTCGGCTAAGGCTGAAGCAGTCATGGTTGATGAGTCTAAGAACCCACCAAACTCCAAAGTAGCCTGAGTAGCAGAACCAGAGTAAGCACTATTCAAAGTACCTATGTT